CTAAAATTTCTATCCAATAAACCTACTTCTTGTAATTTTCTACCAAAATCATCAGCGAGATCAGTAATGTCAATAGATTTATCATGTATATTTTTAACAACACCCTTACCAGTCCTAACTGCTTCGCCAAGTTTATTTCGTGCCTTTATAGCAGCTTTCTGTATTTTTTGCCCAACACGCAATAAAGCATCATCCGATAAATTAGCATCAGTTAAAACCTTAGCACCTCTTAATTGTAGATGTTTAATACTTTCTCTCTCTGCTCCAGAGGTAAAGTTAATAACTATTTGCTCTGCACTCTTACCTTTTTTTGCTATTCCATGCCAGAATTTTCTAAGGAACTTGCCAGTAGGCTTACTGACAGCACGCAAACCTAAACCAAGAGCTTCTCCTATACCACCAATAGCACCTTCACGAGCTATATCCTTAGCTACCTGAGCTAATTCTTCGCCACCCTGCACGCCTAATGCCCTACCAGCAACTTCAACAACCCCTTGTGCACCAGCCCTTCCAATAGCACCACCACCAATAATACCAGCAGGACCACCAGCTGTGCCTAATGCTCCGCCACCTATTTGTCCACCTAATCTTATTAATTCATCAGATATATCTACAACATCTAAAATCATTTCAGGAACAGAGAAATCGCCAGGGTCAATAGGAACACCATCTAAAGCGAACTTCCTACCTTCTAATTTTGTAACTTCTCTATCAGGGAATTTTTGCTGCAAGAAATTTTGAACAAATTCAGGGTCATCGCCAAAAGCTAATCTACCTCTCAAGCCAGCCTTTTGTAAAAAGGAAAGCCCTAAATCTCTACCTGTTTGCGGAGCTTCTGGAAATTGTGCAGTGGTAAGACCAGTTTGTTGTTGCCCACCTAATTGGGCTACAGCATCATCGATATCAGCTTCAGTGGGTTCTTTATCGAATTCTATTATTTGCCCATTTATTTCATATTTAAAAGCCATTATTGTGTCCTCCTAAAAGTATTACCACTTTTAGTTTGTCCAGACATTTGTCGAGTGCCAGGTTGAGTTTGTTGTTGAACTAAACCTACATCTCTAATAAATACTTCAGGATCTATGCCACTTTTCCTACCTAATCTTTGGAATTCTTTAACTGTTTTACCTTGTTGTCTTTCAATAGCACCAAACAATTTCCTTGCTCTATTTATAAAATCTTTTCTTTGTGCTGGTGCTAATAATTTACCATTAATAGCTCTATTAAAGCCAGCTTGTATCTTCTGGGGTAAACTACCCGCTTGTCCTGCAGCCCTAAATTCACTTTCTCTAACTACTGAACCAGGATCAAGTATTTTCATATAATTAAATAGCATAGATAAATCACCAGCAGGAGAAGGATTCGTAAAAGAAGCCTCTATTCTTGCTTGCGCATCTCTTGTTGTTACAAATACTTGTGAGGCTTTTTCAAACTGAGAGAATAAATCTTGTGGTTTAAGTAATCCCTCCTTATCAGCTTTTATTGTTTCTTGCAATATAAGTTTCTGTAAATCCCCTGCTTGTAAAGGAGTTTCGCCACGCAAGGCTTGTTCAAGCGTTTCTGCTTGTGCTGTTGCCAAACGACTTTGTGGAGAAGGTTTAATAAACCCACCCAAAGAAACTATATTGTTTAAAAGATCTACTACTTGATTACTGCCCTGTGCCTGTTGTCCTGTAAGCTCTGGTGGTTGCACGCCAGCTAAAGCTAAAGAAGTTTCAGTAGGCTGCCCTTCTTCATCTGTAGGTTGTTCTGGGGCAATACTTATACCAGCATCTTTTAATACTTGTTCACCACTTGCACCCATAGCCATAGCTTCTTCTGTTTGTTGCTTATGAACTTTCTGAACAGATTTTAATACATTTTCCTGTAAAGGATTAAGCTGTTCCATTACCTGTTTAAGAACCTTTTTACCTTCCTCTTCTTTCCCAGGAACAGCTTTACCTGTAGCTTGTCCTGTAGCTACACCCACATCAAATGGTAAATCTTTAAATTTACCAGCTGCAGTAGTAGCTTTATTAATTAAACCATATAATAATTGAGCTATGTTTTTATCTTGTATATTTCCATTAGCCATAATTAACCTCCAAATGAAAATGGTCCAACACCAAATTTAGGTGAACCTAATGTTGAACCAAGACTTGTCTGAAAACTCTTTAAAAATGGATTCATTTGCGAAAGAGTTGTCATACCAGTCCCTGTTCCTGTTTGTGATATACCTCTCAACCCTGCAAGTGCTCCACTTAACTGTGCACCCTGTTGCATAATTGGAGCTTGGATTTGAGCTTGTCCACCAACTGCAAGATTCAAAAGTTGTGATAAGTTCTGTAGGTTGAATTGCTCAGCAGGAAATAAAAGATTACCAGCTATATCCTCTGCTGTTTCTCTAAAAGCCACACCACTATCAGCTATGCCAAGATTTTGAAAGCCTGCCATATTACGCCCTGTCATTTGCGTAGCTTGCCCTGCTATAGCTTCAGGACTTATCCCCCCAGGTAACCCACCAAGATACCCAGGTAAAGCTTGTCCTGTTAAGAGTTGGTTTATAAGGTTAAGCCCCCCTGCTTGTGCCTGTAACATACCAGGCTGAGCTGCCCTCTGTCTTTCAAGCAGTAACCTATTAAGTTCTTGCTCCTCAGGCGTAGCAGTAGCTTGTTGTTGCTGTTGTGTTGTTTGTGTTTGTTCGGTTGTAGTCCTTTCCTGTCCCATATTTCCCTCCTTTGAATACTTTAATTAAACCAGTTCTTTTTCTTCTTGCATCACCGACAAAATATTCGCAATCCTTATTCTGATTAAAAAACTTATTCCTTAATATTTTATATACTTCCCACCTGTAATCTGGGTGGATCCAAGTATTCGCAACATAAGCTATGTTACCTGTTTCCACATCTTCTGTATAAGCCGAGAAAGTTTCTTTACATATAATCCTGCCAAACTGCTCATAATTAATACGCCAACTTTCGACATAGCCCACAATGCGTTTATTATCAGTAACCCAGAGGATACGACCCTTTCCGATGAGTCGTTTAAAATACTTCTCTGCTTCTTCTCTTGGTAATTTGTATTCGTGCCAGTTTTCTTTTTCAAGGTATATGTTTATTAATTGGTCTATCATCTTATGTTCATTATATAACCTACAGAACTTATTCTAAGACCATTCCCAGCACCACAATCATACTGTATTTGTTGAGAACCATCTGTTGCACACCATCTTTGTCCAACAATCGTGCAGCCAAGAGTTGCAGCATCGTAAAATAAAACACCATTTTGATCAATATTTGAACCAGTAGAACCATTGGGTTTAATATAAGCCTCAGCTTGAACACCTGCCGAAGTTTCTGTTACAAATATATTAAATATTCCCATAGTAGAAGTTGCAGCTATAGCTGAAGCACAACTTAGTGCTCCACTCCAGCCATTACTGAGTGTTTGAGTCATAGAAATAGGAATATCGTGCATCCAGATATTACCTCTTTGAAACCCACCACCCTTAGGATGAATTTTATCATCGGTATCTATACGCACTGCACCTATCACTCTCCAGTATTCAGTGCTTCCACCACCACTATCATCGAAATAGAGTTTAGTAGCACCAGAAACACTATGCCCTGCATGGTCATCCACATCGGGCGGATTAGCCCCTAATAACTTGATTTCATTATCTTGGTTATACCCAACATAGCACCAGCCAGCACCACCAGAATAACTATCTGTAGCTCCATCATACCAATCCCCTGCTGTAGCAAAGGTAAGAGTGGTATCTACAGCCGTAGATACTTTTGTATGCCCATGAAAACCTATGCCGGGTCTTATTACAACTGTAGTATCATCATTTGAAGTATCTGTTATTTCTAATCCTCTTACTATGCCATCACTTGCTGCAACAGAAGAAACATTTATAGCAGGAATGCTACCAGCTCCAGAAGGTATCGAGCTAAGAGAGGTCAATGCAGCACCACTGACTTTAGCTGCTGTAGTTATCTGGGCAAGTTTAGTATCCACTATCGCTGCAGCAGCAGCAATATTAGCGTTGGTTATGTTTCCATTGTAGTCGTTGTAGATTACATCAAAATTGTCGTTGTGTTCTGAAGCCACGATTACAGCTCCAGAAGAAAAGGTATTTGTCTTAGTGATTGTCGCCATACTTAAACTCCTTTACTTTGTTTTTAATTTTCCTTCTTTTATACTTCTTCATATGCTTTTCCTTTTTCTTCTTTTCCCAATGCTCAAGCCCATCAACCTCTCTCTGCCAGCCAGCTATGACAGACTTCATTATGGTCTTATGGTCTTTGTCTTTCATGCCTGCCTTGCAGGGCTTACAGGTTACTACTCTCATCTTAGAACCGTCATCTAATAAGAACTGCACTTGGTCGTAATCAGGAGTGGTTACCTTCTTGACTTCAGTCCCCACAACCTTTTCTATTATCATATTCTTACCACACATGATACAATGTCCAAACCTATCTACTATCATGTTAGTTCCACCACCTTTTGATTTCCGGAAATGTTTATAATATTGTAAATCTTTCCATCATCTGTATCTCGCCAATATGCAAAGGTATTCCTTTGTATCGTAGGTTCTGTAGCCTGTTCAAATATTCTTGGGAACTTATCAAGATACTGCACTATATTAAATACATCTCTATCAAGCGTATTAATATAATCCTTGAGTTTCTCAATATCCTCAAATCCAATAAAATTGCTTAACTTTTTAGGTTTATCAGCCATTATATCGTCTCCAGATGTGGCATAGTTCCAAATCCGTCTACTTGAAATGTCTCAGACGCAGTATTGTTACGAAACCTAAATCTTACCACTCTGCCCCTGCCAAGAGCAGTATCTATTCTTTTTACGTTTCCACCACTTCTTGCATAAGTAGCTGTGTCATAAACCCCTGTTCCGTAAACATCAGCACTCGTTGATAAATCAATGGAAAGGGTCTGCTGTGGATCGCTGTCAAAATCATAAGAATACGAAAATGAAAGAGTATTAGAAGCTATCTGGTAATAAAGGGTAAGGTGTGCTACGCCCTTCTTATCAACCAAATCATCATAATGCTTCCAATTTGTCCAGTAATAAGCATCTATGGCTGTCTTGACATTAATAGGGTAGTCGTCAGCACCTGTGTCTGACCTATAGACAAACCCTGCATAATCCCCCCAGTAAGGTCTTTCCTCAACACCACTTACATAGAAAGTAGCCATACTCGCAGGATCTAACCCATCATATAAAGTCCAAGCATTGTTGAAGTAATCCCACACCACCACTTTGTCGTTCTCAGAACTACCGCTTGCAGTTAAGGCACACCAGTATCTATTCTTGCTCTTCTGCACAAGGCTTACTGCATTAGAGTATTTAAGGATATTCATTGTATCCAGTGTAGCGGTAATCTTGTCGCTTATTTTAAATGAGTTCATACCATCGTAGAAATAGAACCCATCTTGTGCTAAGAATACAAGCCCATTATCAACCTCTTGTATTGAGAAGGGTGCGGCACAACCTACTGCTGAGTTACTTTTACCACCACCGGGAAGGATAAAGGGAACATCAACATCACCAGTAAAGAACACATTATAAATAGAACGGTCTTTAAAAACTACCAACCTATCGGATAAAACCTGTAACCCCTGTATCTGTTGTCCATCATCTCTGGATACATCTATAAAATCAGTAGCTGTCCAAGTCTTAGAGTCTTTAAGATTAGACCAGTATATCCTCGATGTGTGCGTGCCGCCTGAGAGAGTGATATTGCCTAAGAATAAATAGTTATTAAACAACTCCACATACTTGGCTTTCGTAAGGTTTGTGGGTATCTCTGCCGCTGCAAGACCTGTGTTGTTAGCCCCATCCCACAGGAAGGGAACATCATTACCATTGGTCATATAAAGTCTGTTCTCAAATACCGCCCCATCTATGTGGTAGCCAGTGGTAATAGAGATGCTTGAGGTGATATTATCCCAAGTTCCGTCTAAATCATCCATCCTATAACACTTATCCCCTGCTACAGTTACAGCCTTTCTCGTAAGAGCACCGCCTGCAATATACTCAAACCAGAATAAACCATTCATATCTGCCCCAGAATTCAAGGTAGCCGTATTCAAAGCAGTATATCCGTTCCTTTTTATAATAGACCCGAACTTATCAAAGTCTATATTCTGCAGGTCGCTTGATTCGTTGTTCTGCAGACCTAAAGCCCCAGCGGTGGTATTTAACCCACCATTGAGGATTTTATCAGAAATTGGAACTGAAGCTGTTGTGTAAGGTATCCCAGCCATTTATATCACCCGTGGTCCATAAAAACTTCCCACTTGCCTATAACTCAAATTAGAGTGAACCAGAAAGTCCCTGCTTCCCTGCCCGGCTCTTTTCAACTTTGGAAACCAGTCAATCTTATCTGCATTGGTTCTTTTTAAAGACCTCATCTCATCTTGCCACATAGTGTAGAACGTCTCTGTGCCCTGCTTAATCTCTGTCTCTCCCTTTATCTTGGAAACAGCCAGAAGAATTATAGCCTCATCAAAATCCTGCCCTAATTCATGGACATCTTCATCGGCTACCAATCTATAGGGGTCTTTATAATACTGAATGTTCATATCGAAGGCAGAGCTTGGTAGAGGATATAATTGTATCTTCCGATAAATTATACCTGCTGTAGTGTCTCCGACTGGTAGGACTGCCACAATAGTATTAGCAGTATTACAATCAACAGTAATCCTCCCAGTAGTAGAAGCATTTTTTACCACTCTTTCTACTGTTTGGAAGCTCTTTGAGCCATTCACAACAGTAGTTCCATTAGAAGAATTGGTTGTTATAACCTCGAAATCAGGATAACCAGCTACAGTCCCAAACACAGTAACCTTAATAGAAGTATCCCCTGAAGCAGAGGAAGCTATCCTCATAACAGAGGCTTCTTTAGGTTGCTCCATTACCATATCCTCCCCCCACATACGATAGTGGGTAGGTATGTCCTCATCTGTGTTATAAGCATTGGTTTGATAGAAATCTTGGTCTGTGATGTAGTTCATTTTATAAGGGTAACCCCACTCCTCGTGCCAAAGGAACATCCTATGCCCTGCTTGCACTGGGAGGTTGTATTCTTCCTGTCCTAATATCTTATAAGTTCCATCAGTAACAGAGCTACCTGAGTAGCTGTGATCCAATGTTATAGCTGTTTCCCCTGTTACTTTGCGGATTATAAAATACTGCCCATCACCTTCGAGCTTTATTCTCCTCCCTACCCTGACACCTTCCGTAAGAAAGGTAGCACCAGTTATTGTTATCGTGCTTGTGTTCACAGTAAAAGCTCCAGCCCCAGAACCTGCTTCATAATACTTCTTAGTCCTGAAGTGTGTTTTACGCCTCATTATCCTCCAAGGGGCTTCACGGCTTATCCTGAACAGAGAGGTATTTATTAGGTTCTTTGTAGGAGTATCATACTGAGTGCCAGATTGGTCTTTTGTAGCACGACGCTTAACTTCGTCGGCTAAATCCTTGAATGTCATTGACATGACTATCTCCCTTCTTGTATCTCTTCCATATGTATCTTCATATGTTTACTTCTATCAATTAATTCGAGATTTTCTATCCTATTGTCTAACTTATTGCCATTAATATGATGTATAATCTCTGTTTGAGTAAGTTCTCTACCAAGATACTCCTCAAATATTAACCTATGTTCTGCTTCAACATCACTCTTTACAGTAAATATATATCTATAACCATCTTTAATATAAACTCCGCCTCTCCAATTCGGGCACTTCTCTCTTTTTCTACCAACCATCCATTTACCATAACCTCTTTCAATGGCTCTTTTCCTTATGGCTTCTCTATGTTCTGGCGTTCTAATATAACTGCCTGTTCCCATATTACCATCTCCATTTCATACGAAAACCTGTATATTTTGTCTTGCTAATTGGGGTTTCGAATTCCCCTATTTCTAAATGAGAGCCTACGAAGTGCAAGAACTTTCCTACCCGGTAGACCCTGTGAACTTTTTTAACAACTCCGATAATCTAAACAGGGCTTTCTGTATTCTCTCTGTCCAAGCCTCTATTAAATCCACCAAACCATCTTGTGATGGCTGGAATATGTTAATAAGACCTGCTGCTACCTTACCTATTGCCCCGATAACACCTACCACCATATTCACATTCTTAACAAACCACGCAGCTATTGAAGTCAGAAAAGCTACAATCTTCATCATATACCTCCTTTATCAACTTCGCCTTCTACGAATTCAATTAGTGCCAAACTTTCACTTAAATGCTTTTTAGCTTTTGTAAAGTGTATAATTGTTTTTTGCATCTCATCTTCTGATTTTTTTAAATCAGCTATTACCTTTTTAAGAATATGCAAATCAATATTTACTGTTGCCATTTTTCTTTATGAAATCCTTTATATCATCAAAGCGATTATCAACATGGTTTTGGAAATCATCTATTCTCTTACTTACTGATTTCTGAGCTGAATGACACTCGTTCTTAGTTACTTTATTGTTAAGTCTACCATTCAACATTCTACCCATAAAAAGACATATGCCTACCAATGTTAAAACCCCTATTGGTTGAACGTATGGTATTAATTCTTCCATTATTGTGCTTTCTTCTCAGGCTCAACTTTCTTCGCAGGAGGTTTATTCATTTCCTCGGCTATTTGACGTTTGGTTTCACTAAGCTTTCCCTGTATAACTTCTGCCTGTATCATTAGTTTGCCATATTGTTCATACAGTTTATCCAGCATAAAACCTCCTTATGTTACATCATCTGCATTATAGGATGACTGATCATCTCTATATTTAGCGTTCTTACCCCTGACTATCTGAGCTTTCACACTCCTAAGTATATGTTCCCTAACCCACTGGGCATCAGTATATTTGGGTATCTGCGGAGCTTTACTCCCATCATCAGGGTCTACCCATTCAGGGTCATCAATGGTTTCTGTATTCTTGTGAACATATACATAATCACTTATATACTCCACTGCCTTTGCCTGTGGTATTGTGTAACTCAAAACTACGTTTGCCACAAATCCTCCTTATGGTTCTAATCTTGCCAAAAGTTTATAAGCTGTTCCGTTTATTGTCACATCTACATATCCTGTATCCACAACTGTTCCTGCTGTATAGTCATTCAAATCCCAATCATCATCAGAGGCTGTTCTGATAGTGCTTGCTGTATCCAAATCATTGTCAAAAGTATACTTATCAAAATTGGTAAAATGCACTTCGTCATTAGCTTGTACGTTTTCACTGTTGAATATCCAGTCTGCTCCATCAAAATAATCAGAAACATCGTCTCCACCACCTCTGTAATACTTAAAATTATCAAGATTGTTATATAAATCTGTTGTTTTTAATTCAAGATAAGAACCAAAAAATATAGAACCAACTGTTCCAGAAGTATCTCCTGAACCCCCATTACCTGCGTTAAATTGAACATCCCCACCATCTCCACCTGTTGTTGCTCCACTTCCTCCAGCTCTTATCGCAATACCCCCAGAACCTGCGTTAAACGTTAAATTTGTTCCTTTTCCTGCTACAGCGTCACCCACTCCGCCAGAGTATGCTGCACCCCCAGCCCCTCCTGTAAAAGAGTAAACTCCTGCATCCCCGCCTGTTGCTAATCCTGTTCCTGTAGTAAGACCATATCCACCCTCTCCACCAGTAAACTTAAAATCTCCGCCATCCCCACCAGTGGCAGCATCATCAGCTCCTATTTTAGCTCCACCAGCACCAGATTCCATATCTACACCTGCACCGATTAACCCAGCTCCTCCATCAATTCCCAGCATCTTTAACCTGTCATCTCCTGTGGTTGTAAACTCTAAACTTATATCTTTACCAGTTCCAAAAGATAATTTGGTATCGTCAGCCAATCCCAATACACCAGAACCATCCTCTTTGGGATTTACCCACATATCTGTCCCATCATAATAGATAGAAGCGTCTTGGTCTTCCCCGAACAGTAATTTCTGACTATCTGCATTTATCCTTACCTCGCCTGCAGCATACGCCTGAAAGGGTGCATTCGCTTGAGTAGAATTTCCTAACCACAAGTCGTCGCCTGCTCCTGTGGTGTAGATATCACCATCTGAATAAATAGATGTTCCAGCATATATTGTGCCAGAGGTTGTAATACTTCCACCAACTTCTAATGTATCGGAAAAAAGAAATTTATCTCCAGCATTATTCCATGATAGCGATTCACCAGTAGGGCTTCCATCTTCAGCGAAATAAATGAAGGTATCTGTTCCGTCTGTCCCTAAATAGAGATTCTTACTTATAGCTAAGTCCTCTGTTATAGGGTCATTGGAGGCATCAAGTTTGAGATAACGAGCATCTCCTGCAGTTTCGCTTATACCACCGGGACTACTTAATCTAACACTCATAAATTACCTGTTCTCTCCCAATAGGCAACATCTGCTGTCCCATTAGCTGAAGTTGTCATACCCCATATATCGCCCTTATACATTCTTCCACCGCTTGAATCTTCAGTTAAATTACCATCTGCCTGTAAAACAATAGCAGTAGCAGAAGTAATAGTGCTATCAGGACCTAAATAAACAATCCCTGACGTTGATGCATTAGTCAATATCAGGGACTGCCTTCGAGTATTCTCGCCTAAAATCTTAGTTGCTGATGTTCCTACATTTACAGTTCCAAATCCCACGTTTTAGTCCTTTGGTTGAGGACCAAAACCTCCGTATCTATCCTGTCCGCCACCAGTGGTATCTTTTCCACCACCAAGAACTTTTATGGCTTCGACTCTTTTAGGTAGTTCATCCTTATGAACCTTGCTTGCTTTTGCAGCAAATTCTTCCTCTACCTTCTTCTCGTCATAGCCAAAGGCTTTAAGGTAATCATCTACGGTATTAAAACCTTGATTCCTCATAGCCTGTAAGAATTCTGGATTTCTACGGAAGTTCTCACCCAAATGGTCCACGTTAGCCTTGAAGAGCTCAAATAGGGCTGCACGATCTCCGCCCTCATATATATAGTCATCTCCCGGCTGTATCTCTTTTTCGTCTACTACTTTCACTTTACCAGACAAATTCTTTAATGCTATCCTCTCTTTAGCTGGATACCATGCACCTTCTTTTGATACAAATTTCGGCATTTCTTTCTCCTTTACTATCTGCCCTTTTTAGGTCTCCCCTTCTTAGGCTTGGATTTGGTAACAGGTTTATCTTTTACTTTCTCTGGTTCTTTCACTACCACAGGTTCTTTAGGCTCAGGTTTAACCTCAACCTTTGGCTTTGGAAGCCACGCACCACCCTTGCTTATGAATTCAGGCATTCCTACCTCCTTTCCTACTTAAAGTCATATTTTTCTACAACTTCTTTTTCAACTTTTAATAGCTTTTCTGCAAGTTTAGGATCATATTCAACTTTTATCTGCGAACAATTTTCCATAGGAGTTTCTCTAATAAGCTTCTCATTAAACGTCTCTCCTGCCATAGAAAGTGCTTTAATCAAATCATCTACGAGTGTTTCTGTTCTACCCACAAAATCTAATCCTTCAGTATATACACGATATAAGTTTGACAAATAACCGGGCATTCTCTCTATTACATTACTTATAAACTCATTGAAGTCATATGTTTTACATACAAAATCTGATTCCATTGTGTTATTCCAACCATGCTCAACCTTCCAACACCAATTTGAACGCCACCACCATAAGGGGTGTCTTACAAAAGCAAAGCTAAACCTATCACCCATATAAGGTTTTAATTGAGCAGGTATGCAATGCATTTTACCTACTTCTTTGACAAAGAACCCTGTTCTTAACATTATCCTTACCGAAGTTCCACCAGTCTTAGGTATATGGATAAAAGCACTATTGGGAAGAAACAGTGCCATTTACAGCAAACCCCCCTTAGAATTCATATGAAAGGAGTGTATATCCCAATCATACAAAATCACATGACCACGCTTATTTAACTCATATCCCAAACATACATCACTTCCTAATAAGTCAGGGACTTCATTGAGCCTATGAGTAAAATCTATATCCTTCATCTTATCCATATCTATTATTGTAGAGCCCAAACCACCAGAACCGACTGGACTTATCCTGAATTTTCTATCAGCGAAAATACCTTTTATCTGCCCATCGCCCTCTAAGTAAAAATCAAACGCTACAGGTAAGTTGGTATGGTGTCTATCAAAAGCAACTCCACAAGATGATGCCACATTTTTAAGTTTTATAGTTCTAAGGTGTCTTTTAATAATATGAGAAGGGTTCATTTGGTCATCTTCAAAGGTAAATAAGTATCTTGTCTTAGCGTGCCTAATTGCTCTATTGTAAATTTTTGGTATGTTATCCAAATGAAGCTCTACATCCTCATCTTTCTCACTAAATGCAAGCCTACTGGGGGGATTTGATGTATCCCACACAAGTTTAACAGAAGCATACTCTGAAGCTATTTTCTTTATAGCTTTATTCAAGAGATTGTAAAATATCTTTATTGGCGTAGTGCAGTAAAACAATAGGTGTATTTTCTTCTTGTCATAATCTAAATTACCCAATGACCAAAAGTAAGGTATTAAACAATGAAATCTTCCGCAGAATAGAGTAAGGATAGTTATTTCCTGAGGCTTCTCGAACTCTATCTCTATAAGCTCTTTTTCAAAATTTCTATTTAATACTTTCTCATTAGGATACAACCTATAACCACATGAACTTCTACCGTAGTTATATATTCCATCCTTATGCCCCGGTCCTGGTCCTACTCCCGGCATAATAACCTCCTATAATTCTACTTCATATTCGAAAGTGGTGTATGTAGCAAGGGTAGAATGTTCGTAGTAGCATCCATTAGGAAAACGTAATCCATTTCCAAAGCTAACGGTAAATGTATCGCTTGCTGTCCCACTCTTATCATACAAAAGCAAATCAGTAGCAGCAGTGCCACTATGCAGATAAAGCGTAGGCACAGGTGCTCCAGCAGCTCTCATATGGGCATTCCATATTCTTATTGGTTTGCCAGAAGCCCCTACAGCCCCATCTGCTTCCATTCTTACTGTTCCACTCATTTGGTAAGCCATATTATCCTCCTTATGGAAACTTTAGGGGGAACAGTTAAGCTCCCCCCAAAGTTTTTCACTTACTGTAGCCTCAGATCTACCGCAGCTATTGTGTGTGCTACTGCTGTAGCACTTGCCACACAAACACCTACTGGTATAGCCTGAACTCGCATTTGCGATGATACGCCAACGCAGCCCGGCTCTTCCTCAGACAGGTAAGCAACACTGGCAACCGCTAATCCAGACGCTTCTGTTCTGCAACCAGCAATTCCACTTGTCTGAATCCATCCCCAAGTAGCTGCTGCATGAGAACAAGTTGTTACACCTGCAACCCCATTATCAGTAGCCATAGTCGCACTTTCAACATTGGCGTATTTTGAACCGACAATCCTGTAAAGTGAACTTGGAGAAAGTGCTTGCTGAATAGTATCATATAATTCGATATAATACGTCAAACTTGCACCAGTTGTTTTGGCACTTGAAGCTGTATTACCTTTTATACGATAGTTGTAACCGAAACCATCATTCTCTCTTATTTGCAGATAACCACCTGCAAATCTATCAGCAACCACACCACCGCCATTTACTTGAACGTAATGAGAACCTACCGCACCCGGATTTATCGTCTCTCCAGATATTGCTGTAACACTTGCCGAAGCTACAATATGCCCCGAAGCACCAAGCGTTCCAGACTCACTTAAATCCGTTGCGACCAGCAACCCACCACTTGATAGACCAGCTTGACCGAAATGTGAATAAACATACTCCGAACCATCGGAACGAGTATATCGCTGACCTATCGGGAACTTCGGAGTAGTATCAGCAGCGTATATATCAACATCTGCTCCTATCCCCGGTATCCCCTGTATACTATTACCAAATACAGTACTTGAACTTACAGCCATTTTAAACCTCCATTATCAGCTCAGAGAAAGCACACAAAGCCTTCCCGGCACATCATTTTCCGCTGATACAAACCTGAACTGCCCTGTAGCAGTAGAAATCAGACTTACATCAACACCAATTTGAGATGCAGTAGTAGGAACACCAGTTCGGTTAAACCAATATCCAACGATAGCGTTGAGACTACTGCTATAGAAGTCTCTCTGCCCTGTAGAATTAATAGTATTGGTTTCGAAGATACATGTATGTAATGTAACACCACCAAGATTATCAATTACTACAGAATCAGGAGTTACAGATACGTTAGCCATGATTTAACACCCCCTTATTCCAACTCTGCCGAAAGAATATAAAGGTCTACGCTTTTCCCATTCTCGGCATCTGGCATACGAAATGTAAAAGTCCCTGAGGACTCTGACACATCGCAACCAGCTTTAACCTGATCAACAGGTTCGCTGGTAGCATTTGCCCAGTAACCAATAACATTGTTAAGAGCACTTGCATGAGTTGAAGCATCTTGCACCAATGTCAATGGTTGAACATAAAGCGTTTGTGGACCAAGGGCGTATGACCTTCTCGTTCCTTTTACAGCTTCAGCCATAATATCCCCCTTTATGTTCGGGAAAGAACGTAAAGCTCAACAGCTCTGTTATCTTCGGCAGCATAGAAAGTAAATGTTCCTATGTCAGCTCCAGTTGCAGATTGTTGATATCTTGCCTTTACGCCTTCCAGATTAATTGTTGGGTCATCCGTTGCATTAGCCCACCATGCCACTGGTTCAATGATACCGCTTTCGTAAGTATCGCCATTATCAATGTCAGTGAACACGATTTTGTTTAATGTCAGAGTTCCCATACTATATCTATTTGCAGTTGAGTGGTCACGTGCAGCCATAACACACCCCCTTTTAGGTAATGCCTGTTAGCTTGAAGTTTCTTCGCCTGTTGTTTGTTACTAAATTACCCCTCCAAAGTATATACGCTACTTTCACAGTCTGATTGGTAGGCGTAATAAATGGAGTTGTTACAAGATCCGTCGCACTATCTACTGCAAGATAGTCATACGCTGTGTTCAGCCCAAACAGAAGCCCAGTCTGAATATAGTTTCCATAAGTTACTGGTTTACCCTTGAAAGTAAGGTTTGTGAACCCAGCATTGGCACTCATAGAATTGCTAATTCTTTCCAGCGGAAGCCTTGTTTGTTCAAACTTCTGATAAATGGTCTTGGTTGTTAAGAAATAATTCGGATTATCCACCATCTCTTCAGAAGATACAGCATAGTATCCTGTAGTCATATCCGTCAGCCCCTGCGTTGCAAATGCACCAGAAGCTGTTACAGTTGCCTGCCAGAAGGTATATGTCCCACCAGCAAGTGAACCCAGTGTTCCTGTGTTGATAAGGGTTTCAAGGTCATAAAGACGATTAGCTGCACCCACAGGTTTCGACAAAGCTTGGCTTAGTCGGTCTCTGATAGCTCTTTCCGAAAGAGAAATCTTAGTTCCTGTAAGATCTAAGATTTTGTGCATATCGCCAGAATTCGCCCTTTCCTCATCACGTGTGATTACGATAGGTTCATAGGCATTCTGCCATCTGTATTCGACGATAGTTGTATCATGCCCCTGAGTGTTGTTTAGCACATCAGCTCCGAGGTAAAAACCACCATCATCCTGCTTTTCTCTGATTAAAGTCTCTACAATACTTGTGCCACCATTTATCGTTCTCTTATTTTCCGAGAGAATTCTCAGCACTGCAGCCCCATTGTAGACGTTATCTACGAGTCTTTTCTGATAGTCTGCCAATGAGGTTGTCAATACTGTGTCATCTATCGTAGTCGGCACAGCATATGGAGATGTCATTGTTACTGAAGCCATTATTACTCCTTCTCAACCTCCTATTTTCTTATTTGTCCTTCTTTGCTCTTTACCAAACGATTAAGAGCATTACGCACAAACCACTGTTTGTCTGTTTCAGTTTTCTCTTTTTCCACAGCACCTTCAGTAGCCTGTTGCGTAGTTCCTTCAATGGACATAGAGGTTGCTTTTTCCTGATTTACTAACTTCTTGTCATCTAAACCCAGCTTATATGCTCTACGGACAGCAGCATCATAATCCTGCACCTTCCAAAGATGTTCACGAGTTGCCTGAACTTTCCCTGCAAGAAGGTCAGCAGTTAAGATATCCACTGCTTCTGGTTTGTAGTTAGCATATTTACCTTGTAACCGTTCATCTTGCTGTGCCTTCAAAAGTTGAGCATTCTGTTCAAGAGCTTGCTTTGCCAGCAATTTTGCCTCTTGAACCTGCTTCTTATCAGCATCAGACAGTGCAGAATAGTCATCGTTTCCTTGACCTAATACACTCTGTGCAGCATCAACGAACTTTGGGTCTTTTAAAAGTGATTGAACTTTATCTGAAGTCCAATTATCACCTTCGGCTCTTTTAGCCTCCCAAGATTTACGTTCTTCGGCAAGGGTTCTAAACTTCTCTTGGTAACCCTTCTCAAAGGACTTATATGCTTTTTGGGCATACTCCTTTGCCTGAGGATCTTCTATCTTCTCAATATCGTTGATATTGAAAGATTCTTCCTTTTTCTCCTCAGGTTTTACTTGAGATACTCTTGTTACTAAATCAACTTCCTTTTCTTCAGGTTTAGTCTCCTTAGTTTCTTGAGCCTCTTTAACAACTGTTTCCTTCGGCATAATTATCTCCTTTCGGTTAGATTTGATTAGCCTGCAAAATGTTGAGAGTAATCTAAAATACCACTCAACTTCTGCATTACGTCAGATTTAGGACTTTCTCCTATTTCTTCTTCTAAGATACTTAATAATGTCATATATGGAAAATTAGCTTCGTAATTATTGAACTTAGTATGTATTCTTGATGTAAAGTCATCTATTCTTTCAATGGCTTCTATATTGTCTATAGATATACTAAATCCTTGTTTAATTTCAAGAAATCTAATTTTTACTCACCTCTCTATACTCTTTTAATGTCTTATTATGTTTTCTACTATTACAACTACGATGAGCAACAGCCAAATTCTCATAATTATTGCTCCCACCACGACTTAGTGGCATTTTGTGTTCAAGGCTATCTTTCCCAAATTCTATAGACTTATCACAAAGATAACAAGTTAATGTTCCATATTTCTTAATGTTATCTTCATAAAGAAGTTGAATAGTTTGCTTTTTAAGTATTCCTCCACCTTTTTTTAAAGATTGCCTTACTTGATTTGCCATCTTCTTTTTGTTCATTTCAACAGTTCTGACGAGACGAAAACCGTAATCGTTGAAATGACGGCCCGGATCAGTGCGGTGACGACAAGCAGAGCGAAAGTACTCGTCACCATAGTAGTGGTCCCAGGAACCGCCGCGCAACACACGGTAATCCGCCTTGCTAGTGTTAAGTGGATCTTTATATTTTTCACCTTCTTTATAAAAGCTGTCACTATACCAGTCGATACACCATTCCCAGACATTACCGATCATACCGTACAATCCCCATTGGTTTGGTTTCTTTTGCTTTACTGGCTGGGCCGACTTATTGTCCTGTGATCCTTTATTTTGAATAGCAAAATCATCTATTTTATCTATATCTTTATCCCAGTAATAAGTTGTATCCGTCCCTGCTCTAGCTGCGTACTCCCATTCGGCTTCGGTCGGGAGACGATATAATCTTGCTTTTCTGTTTTTAAAAGCATATTGTAAATAGGCCTCCGCATCCAGATCTTTAATCGCCTCTTTAACATCACTGGTAATATCTTCCGATAAAAGAGATAGCTGTTTGCAGTAATCTACCGCTTCATACCAGTTGATCCTATCTGCCGGCGCATTTTCATCTTCAGCGTAAAAGCCATCCTCATACGGATGTTTTTTTATTATTGCCAACAGCTGTTTCTGCGTTATCGCTGTTTCAGCGAACTGGACCGCACCGACTGTTACCTGATGCGACGGATTATCATCTTTATCCTCTACACCGCCCATCGTATAAGTGCCTCCCGGCAGCTGGATCATCGTAAGGCCGGCGATAGGCTCGGTGTATGATTCAAAATCGGCTACTACCGTTGGAATATTTACCCCATCTACTTCTCTTAATGACTTTTCCGTTGCGGCGATCAACGCATCCGCGCTATCCAGCCGTTTTTGATAGGCTTTAAGTGTTTTCGCTAACTCTTTTTTGGGCAAGCCAAGTGTTTTCTTCTTCTCCATAGAAACAGCTAGCGCATCCCGCTTTGCTTTGATTGCCTCAAGCGTAGACTGTTTTTCGCCAACCGGCATTGTTTCCAGCCTAGTGCTCAATGAATTATATTTAGAATTATATTTATATGCCATCTTCTTTTTAGGACTTCTTCTATACCAATCTTTCTGATATTTATTCCTGTATACTTTATCAGAAAGTATTCTTTTTCTTCTTCCATCAATCCAATTATTGGCATTTTCACCAACGGCAAATCTATCATGACACTTTCTACATCTTTTAGCTTTACGAGTTGAAGTTGGATTACCACAATCTAAGCATTTATTTTTTCCTTTAATTCTTCGAATACCAGAACATTTCGGACTACAACAAAATTGCTTCTTTGCTGATGGAACAGTTCTAAACTCAATTCCACAAATCTCACAATTTTTAAAGTAGCCTGTTTTCATTTCCCTCTTTTCTTCTTACCCTTTTTACTTTTTTTCTTTCCGCAAGGCATCTAAAATCCTCCTTCCAGTCCCTTATACTCAGGTTTATTAAAGTTTACACCCTTTTTCTCCATGAATTCAAGTTGCCTGCCCGACAATTTTACTTTTCCCTTCTTTGAACCCATATTTACCTCGGAAAGGAACTGTTCAGTGTCTTTATCTATCTTATAGGGCTTTCTACGCCTTTCTATCGCTTTTTCGGCTAAAGCATTACCTTTTTCCTGCGAAACAAGCCCTCTTCTCTTCATTTCCTCATTATATTGTCTTTTAGTAGTAATATACTTGCCTAATGCACGATTATAGTGCGAAATATCCTTTTTCGCTATAATTTCCATTATAAAGTCCCGACTGTTTGAACCTTTGGTGCACTTAACTTAGCCTTATTGCCCGGTTTAGCCTCTTTTTCCTGTGCTGCCTGCAATAAAGCTGCATGAATTTGAACTAATTGATTTAAAGCATCTGAAACTTGACCCATCTTCTGCAAAAGTTGTTGCATAGCGGTATAAACCGTCAGTTTTGCAGTATGATCATCGTTTTCTTGTGGTGGGAAAGGTATTTGCTGCCCAGAAACTGCTGCATCTACGTTAGCTTGGGCTTGTTTTAACTGCTGGGCAGATACAAATCCTTCACTTTCTTGCGGTTCTATGTTTCTAAAGACCTCTGGGTCTCTAATTCTAAGCCTAAGGAGAAGTTGTTCTACGAGTGGCGAAAGGTTTACTGTCTTTCCTTCCTGCTGAAGCTTCATTCTAATCTCTGGAATGGTCAAAGCCTGTATCATAAGAGCTAAGATGGTATTCAACTCCTTGACTTCCTTCTCTGGGTTCTCAGGAAGCATTGAAATAACATCTAATTCGACATCAACTTCAGCCTGCACTTCTTCTTTTGTGGGATTTTCCGACCATTCAATGTCCAATGACCCTACTATCCTGACAGCCTTTTTAACCGGCATGAATTGTCTCAAGAGTTGGTTCATATATCGCAGAGAGCCTTTAAGGAACTGTGCCATTATATCTTGCCTGTAGGCTGGTCGGGCACTACCTCCGGCAGCACGAAGCTTCACAGAGGCAGCTGATTCTTCACCTGACTGTAAAAATCCACGTTTCAAGTCAGTAACGCCCGATTTATCTTCTAAATTTCTTTGGATTCTTTGGTCTATAAGATAGAGTTCTGAAGAAGTGCCTCCCCCTGCGTTAGCTACGAACATCTTGTCTGAGGGCTTACCTTGCTCAAATAGAACTATGGTGTTTTCTCCCTGTTGAACTTTCTGAATCGATTCTTCGTCTCCCCCTTCTTTAGAAATGCCAACCCAAGTTTTTGTAAGCTCTTGGGCGTTTCGGAGTTGGATATTGGTAATGACATTCTTATGGTCAGCGACGTTCTTGTAGGGGTTGATGTCAGGCAACCCGAATATCGCATCGTTGAGTTCGTTAAACTGAAGGATTTGGCAAGGAAATCCTTCTGCTTTAATACTCCAATCGTTTTCTCTGAGTGGTTTCTTTTGCTCTTCAGTGAGTAATAATATCTTTCCCTTTTTTCCTTGTCGTTTCTCTTTTTTGGTGGGTCGGAGAAATAACTCATAACACCTCACAAATCTTGCAGCCTTAGATTTCTGGAAATTCTCATCTGTGGTTTCAATTAAACTCTTGTAATGGGATTTGCTGGGGACATAGTCCTTACCCATTTCCAGCATTCTTTTAAGGTCACTCTTTTTGCCTATCCTATCCCCGAAGCCTTTGAAGCCTTTCAGGTTCTTATCTACATCCAGCTTGTCATCTTCTATCAAATCCAACAGGGGGATATCTATCACCCTTCCAACCCACTTGGCTTCGTCTAAGTTTGACATAGTAACTGAAGGGTCAAATATAAATCTAAGTGGCGATACACGCTTAACAAACACATTGTCATTCTTAATGTCAATGGACTGCTCCTCTGTCATACCCCATTCACCCTTGTAGCCATGCCAAAGGACACCATGTGGGAAGAGAAGGGAGTCGAGTAAGACTTTCCTTACTTCACGCTTGTATTTGATTTCAGTAATCGTATAGTTTAGGATATGCTCTTGTGTTCGAGCAGATTTTGTCGAATCTCCCTGCACCTCTTCCATAGTGCCAGAAATAGGATCTCGTTTCCTTGTGATATACGTCTTGTTTCTCGGCTTGAGGAAGGCTCTGGGATTACGGAAGAAAGTAGAAGGGAGATTGTATTGTATTACCGGATAGATTTCGTTGAGGACTATATCCCAGTCAGAACCAAAGACAGGTATGTATTCGCCAGTGTATCTCGCTACAGCCTCAGAGACCATAGGCTCAAGTTCTTCTTCAAGAAGCTTTTCAGACATCTTGATTTCGTTCTTGAGGGCTTTTAACTTTTCTTCTTTTATCGGCATAAATAAAAAAGGAGTGAGTATGTGTGCACACCCACTCCTAAAACTGCCTAATAAAACAAATATGTATCCGGCAGTTATATATACTTGCCTGCCCTATCTGCCCTTTCAGGAGGCTCTTTGGGTCCGAGTCCCTAACCAAGGGTGGCAGCCCAATTTCTTATTTCAAACAAACCGAGGTTAAACTCTCTTTCCAGAGAAGCTATACTAAGTCCAGTTTAACCTTGCCCCTACTGGGGGGTTTGGATGTTAAAATCCTCACTCATCATATCAAGCCTTGCGGGCTTCTCTGTCGGAGCTGAACGGTTATACCTCGGCTTCATCACTTCAGGAGGTCTCCTCTTTTTGTTTGAGGTTAGATGGTCAAACTTAATAAACACCATACTGAGAGTATACCATATAAAACCTAATTCGTCAAGACACCAGTATATGCAGCCCGACGCTGAAAATAATTGAATCAATAACCTTTGCACGCCCCATCGGCACTCCGAGAGTCTTTAGGAGGAAGAACGTAAACATAACATAGGGGACTGCAAAGCAACTGGTGAAATATCCTATGTAGATGCTTACCCCGAGGTAGAACGACAGAGTTCCTATCATACCACAGAACGAATCTAATCTCTTTCCGTAAGCAGAAGTCTCATTTTGTATCCTCGCCAGATGTCCGTCTGCTGAGTCTAAGATACCCTTGAAGTAGAATATAAACAGTCCCAAGAGAGGTCTTGAAGTGATTAAGAGAACCCCACCCACTACCCCCAATATCCCATACAACCAAGTAACATAGTTAGCTCTTATCTTACCCTGTAGGAAGTAAACGACCAGTGCAGCCCCTTCCATGTAGAGACAAAGTTTAAACCATGAATAAGGACTCTTATCGTATCCGATATGGAAACGATACTGCTCTCGTCTTATCTCATCTAAAAGATATCTTTGCTGGGATTTTATGTCCCTTCTCTTTTCTTCCGTAAACATACCTCTTCTTGTCGGGCTTGTTCATTTTTATGGCTTGTTTACGCCACCACTCGAATTCGTCGTCTTTCTCTTCGACGATCTTCTTCTGTGTCTTAGGATACTGAAGAAGCTGGACAAGACCTTGCAGGGCATCAGGTAAGTCATCGTGTGCACCTGACGGAAAACGGAGAAGCTGGTGTTCTAATTCACCCATGTTTCGTCGGTGGTAAATAGAGTGTTGTGCATATCTGGGTTCTAACCTCGTCAGAACACGCTGGACTTTGTCAGTATCCCAGAGGAGTGGTTTAAAGAGCAACCACCTATTTCTCCGTCGCATAGCTTGTTGCATAAGAAACTGCATTACCTTCTCGAGCTTCGCCTTCTCCCACCCTATTGGAACAGAAGTGCCAGTAAGAGCTCTCATACGTTCTTCCATCGAGAACAGTATCTCCTCCATCTCATGGGGTCTCAAACCTTTCTTGCAGATGTAACTCTCTATCAATAGGTCTGACTGTGGAGTAAGAAAAGCAGGTAATACGACGGAGAAATCACTTTCTCTCTTTTCTTCCCACGCTAAATCACAAGATATAGCAGCCTTGCACTCCCTGAGGGGATACTTGGCTACTATCCTTCCCTCGTCGAAGAGTATAGCTTCTAAGTTCTCTATTGTCCAGTAACGGAAGTCCTCTCGGTGGAACTTCCTCATAGCCCCAGCGACGGGGTCATTCTGGTATTCTTTGGCAAATACGGAGGGTTTCTCTCTCGAGAGGCGTTTAAGGTCCTCAACAGACCACTTATCCTCCCATAAGGATATCTCTTTCCCGTCAATCTCGTTCAAAGCTCGATAAAAGCCCTTCTTATACTCGGGGTAGTGTTCTTTTGATACAAGTTTAGCCATTAAAGAGTCATCATGTAAGATAGTCCCTATGAAGATATACTGACACTCCTTTTTATCTCCGGCGGGTATCAGGGCATCGTCGAACTCTGACTGAAGGTTCTCTCGTCGTTCTCTTGAACGCACCATGACGTCATCTTCGAGGTCATCACCAATAATCAAATCAGGTCTATATGGACCAAACTTCTCTCCTCTCACCGACCCTATCTGTTCATGCCCTTTACAGAGAACTCTTGTCTTAAACCCGTCGGGGTGGACAAAGATTGTGTCCCCCTCTGAGTCCTTCTCGAACTTAATACCATAGTGGTCTATAAGCATCTGATTATTACGAAACTCGTCTTTAATAGTCCCTAAAGCCCCGGCTGCCTTTGCATAAGTATTCATTGTAATAACGATGAAGTGCTTCTTCTTATTAGCAATACAGTGGGCTGGATAGAGAAAAGTCAGTAGAGTAGACTTAGAGGACTCACGGGGAGAGGCTATAGAAAGCCAGCGTGTCTCCAGGCACTTATCTAAGATTTCAAGATGAAAATCAGGTGTTGGGAGGGAAAAGTGCTTAGGGCAGTAAAACTTACCCCAATGAAAAGGGTGGTAAGAGAGTTCTTCTAATAGGTTCTTGTAGTTATCCAATGGTTAATAAACCTCTATGTATAAGTCTATGGCAGTTAGGACAACTAGACATCATATTCTCCATATTATAAGTTCCAATTGGGTCTTTTCTATGAACATCACAAGGACCTTCCCAGCCACATATCATGCATTTTGTATCTAAACCTCTATCTTTAAACTTCTCTTTTGATTTACGTCTAGAAGCTGGAGACCTTTCCATTCCATAACGTTTAGTATGGTGTTTATCGCATAAAGAAGCTCTATATATCTTGTTCCTTATACGCTTACTCCATCTTCCTAAGTTATTACAACCCTCAATTCTACAAATCTTGCGGGAATCAAAAATTTTTATGTTTTCCATATACTACCTCCTATAAGAGATAGTATACCATATATACACCCGAAATACAACCCCCGATAATGAATTTGGTAAAAAATATGCACGGTATTGGAGATGGGCTTATATCCCCCGACGTACCCCCCCCCGTCCCCGTTTTCCTATTCAAATCCCGATATCTGAGTAGGAGTGGAACGTAATCTCCTCATTTCTTGTGTTATGGACTCTAACCTATCAATGTCCTTGACCTCTAAGTTCACATTCACTTGCCGGGCATCTATGTTAGTGGTGCTTGGATTGGCAAGACCTAAGAGCTTAAAGCCGGTCTGTATAGCAGCTAATCTTGTGGGATTATCAGCGAATAACTTTATCGTATCTCTAATCTTTACAGGGTATTGCGCAACAGTTAACTCTTTAAGAGAGAGTAAGAAATCTTCCAATCTTAAGCCTGTTGTACCTTCCATTATCTCCATACACCTATGCTTTATCTCATCATAGGTTAACAATCTTGAAGCACTCTTTATTGCCGAATCTTTTTCAGCGTAAGGGTATGCTGTCATATAGGCTTGGGTTGCATTTTTTCCTTCCATATATTCCCGGCAGAATTTCTCTCTTTTTTTATTTTGTAATGGCGGCATTATTTCAGTACTATCCTCTCTTATTGTAGACATCTACAAGAATTATATCATATTTTCTTTGATTATACAAATTTATCTTACCTGCTATACATTCCATGTGGAATTACCTCGACGGAGATTTTATGCAATATTGGCTTTAATTGATACCTTTATGGTGTCGGTTAGGAATTAAAAAAAGATAGAGATTACCCTTGACATACGCTATATATATGATATACTTGTATCAGGTTGATAAACAGTTCATTGATATATAAGCGGCACAAGCAAAAGCAAAGCGAATACGGATACTGCCGAGAGGCGACCAAGTAAGTTTCGCCGACAGCGTAAAGTGCCTACCTTGAGCTTGTGAACGGGGAGAGAAACGGAGGAAAAAATGAAAAACATCACAATTATAGGACGTCGTTGGTTCGATAAAATCAATGGCAATACCTACTTTTCAGCTGAAGGCTTAATTGACGGAGAGCCTAAAGTAAAAATAGACTTCTCATACGGATATGGTAATCAATATGAATGGGAAACTTTCGGGGAGTTAGAAAAGCAAGGGTATATAACAGATGTTGAGCATTACAAAAATGGCGGGCATGAAGCACCATTTCGTTATTGTCAACGTAAAGACATAACGTATTATGCAACAGTATCAGACGTAAACAGAAAAAAAGACTTATAGCTTAACCCTCCCTATCCGCTTATATACTATCCTACGGTAAAAGTCCGTAGCTGATGAAGGCATGAAGCCGAAATAGGGAAGGAGATGAATATGCCAAAACGTGTATCAAAGCTATTACTATTATGGAAGATGATTATTCTAATATCTTTAATTCTGCACACTTTTCAGGGATATAGAATGGTCATGAAATGGGTAAGTAAACAACCGGCTGTTAAAAGGTATGCTATACATTTAATGTTAGACGGCTGTAAATACAGATGGGGAGGTGTAAGATGAACAAAGTATATATAGTATGCGAAGCTTGTGAAGATACATATTATGAAGGCTCACCAAAAGCTGTATTTGACACTAAAGAAAAAGCCGAAATTATGATTAAGAATAATCCACAAAAAGAGTACTATATAGAAGAATTTGAACTAAAATAAAAGGAGGTGATACTAAATGAAAAGTTTATTTGAGATACAAGCCCACAAAAACGAATTGCTTCAACAAGGACTAAAAGCACAAGAGGAAGGAAATTTTATCAAGCGAGATATAATAGCAAAGGAAATTTTCAAAGCTGAAAAAGCTATTGCAACATGGGGAACAAAACAGAACGCAACCTATCGTATTATGTAACCCTCTGATGAGCCGTTGAAACACGGCGAAACGCCCTCCAGGGCGTAAGGGTTCAGCTGAAAAGGAGGTGATTAAGATGAAGTGCCCAAATTGTAGTCACAGGTATATAAAGTTTCATGTGAAGGGAAAGAGGATATTTGGGTTGTGTAAGGTATGTTTATATTGTTGGATAGCGAGATAAGGAGGAAATATGTTGATTAATTTTAAATGTCCAAAGTGTAACACTAAAAGGGAATATATAGTCCGGGAAGATGGGTGGATTATATGCTGGAAATGTCTAAAAGGTTTCTGGGTTGGGACATTATAGAATAAAGGAGGGAATAATGGACAGAAAAATCACTCAAGAGGACAGAGATGACCATTGTGCCGGGGATAGCGAGGACTATGACCCTAATGACAAATGCTATTTTTGCGGACAAATGGCTTTTGAAAGCCGGAGAGTATGCACAGACGCCGAGCCAGACCATGACGGTGAAGGCGGTTGGACAATGGTAGGCATATACTCCGAGGTATTGCTATGCGAGGAACACTTGCAGGAATTCGAGGAAAGATTAGGGTTATTTGACCAATACAAATATGGGGAGGAATAACATGGGAAGTTTTAGCACAATACACATTATCGCAAAAGAATTGCTCGACACACCAATTACGGTAGAAACAGAGATAGACAAGTCCGGAGATGTAGATGTTACTATGTATATTGACAAGAAAACAAAGGTAATATTGACTCTGGACTATCCTAATTGGACAAAAATCCGAGACAGAGTGGACAGCCACTTTCAGGACTTCGGTATGGGGAAGAAATGATAGACATTTTATATCTCGGAGTAAATATGGGTAATGCCGGGTATCGCTTCTTTCCACGCTATAAAGAGGCGAGAGAGGACTATTACGACAACTTCCGATGGCTTGGCAAGCTGAAAGAGGAATACCCGGTGTTAAACATAGCCATTAAACACCACTCTGGGGACTATGACATAAGCCGGGACAAAGAGGAATTAAGGATTACTAAAGGAATTAGGTATATAGATAATAAACTAAATACCTATGACTTTATATCTCGGGCGAAAATGTGCGTAAGTTACTGCTCGACTATGATTTTGGAATTAAATGGTATGCCTAATTTAGGAAAATATATATATTACAAACGCCATAAAAGATTATTATTTAATTCAACTTGTAAAGGCGGAGTGGACTACACTAAATACAATATCCCGGCATATTATTTAGACCCACATCGTCGGAACAGGCAATTCTGTATGAATATCAACGATGTCAGTATACATAACTGCGAGGGTTGTAAGGGTAAGGACTTGGAGATCTTCGATAATTTGAGATTAACGAGCTATGAAGAATTCAGATCTAAAGTAAAGGAAATACTTGACATTTACCTATAATATGATATACTTTTATATTTGAAAGGGGGAGTAAAATGGATTTACAGTTTGAACCCAAAAAAGAAGAAAGCATTTTTATCCGCATCACAGAAAAAACCAAAGAGCATCTTGACAAACTTGCCAGAGAACATAATACCAACCGTTCCGAAATTGCTCGTAAACTAATCCTTGACAGCTTAAAACGACAGGAGGACTAATGTCCCTTCAACAGCTTATAAATGAGGCACTCCGTAAGCGATATGAAGAGAAGAGAGAATCATCAGGAAAGTTTATACCTTCTTTACTCGGCAGATGTTTTAGAAACCAAATCTTAACCAAAGCACAAGTCCCTGCCTCTAATCCTCCAGATGACCGGGCATTAAGGATCTTCAAATGTGGCTCATTATTTCATGACTTTGTGCAGAATTTCCTTCCGGCTAATCAAACTGAAGTCCCATGTGAAACAGAGGACTTCAAAGGCAGGGCTGATATAGTTACAGAGGATAGTGTATATGATATTAAATCTGTCCACTCTGCTTCTTTCTGGTATATGAGTAAAGCCGGGTATGATGTTAAGAAAGAGAAGTATCATAATTGGCTTCAACTTGCATATTACGCTGATGTGCTGAAGAAAGAGAAAATTGTATTAGTGCAGATATCCAAAGACGATATGTGTATCAATGAGTATGTAGATTTTACAAACAAATGGCAAACTGAATTGATTAACGAAAAAGAACAACTAAAAATATATTGGCTCAATTATAATGATGATAAAACTCTCCCTACTGCTATTCCTCGTTTTAATAAGGAATGTAAATACTGTAATTATTTAGATAAATGCAAGGAGATAGAAAAAGATGGACATAGAGAGCATCCTTTCGACAAATCCAAGTCTGATCGCAAGCCACGCAGGAAAAGCTGAAGAAATCCGCCTTGAATGGCAACAAGCTAAAGAGATATATACCCACGACGAAGCACTATTTATCCTCAAACTCAAAGCCACAATGACCAACCTGAAGTCCACCGAGATGAAGTATTATATCAATAATGACATCAACTTATATAATAAACGCATGAATCTAATCGTAAAAGAAAGCAGTTATAGAAAGGAGGAGGTGGAAGTAAAGTCATTGGAGGAGGAGTTGAGGGCAGCAAAGATGCTTGCCCGGATGAAAATTAGTGAAATGGATAATTTAGAAGGGAGTGTGAATAATGGCTTGGGAAAATGAGAAAACAGGTTGGTTCAAGATTTCAGAGGGCGATGTAACAGAGTTTACTGTTGAGAAGATCACAGAGAAAGAGCCTACCGGGAAGATAAATCCTATTCCAAATAAGAAGTATTACTATGAATTTGACACAGATAAAGGAACTCTTACCATTAATAACTTGGGCTTCTTCCAAGCCTTAGTAACTTCCAATGTAAGAGAAGGGGACAGAATAAGGGTTCACTACCTTAAAAAAGGAACAGTAGGCAAAGTTTCCACATATAAGATTGAGATCCTCTCAAAGGGTGATGAAGTAGATTTAGAACAACCTCCAACTGAAGATAATCCACCGTTTTAGGGGTAATCATGGCAAGAAAACGCTGGGTTTCTCCTGAAATGTGGACAGACCCTAAAATCAATAAAGTATGTAGAGATGTAAGGTTGATGTTTATAGGGCTTATAACTTGTGCAAATGATTATGGTAAAATGCGTGCAACTCCTTCTATCATAAGGAGTAAGATATTCCCGGAAGATGATGTTCCATTAGATACAATAGAAGATTGGTTAAATCAGTTGGCTGCACTCAATTTGATAATCAGATACAACATAACCGGAGAACCCTATATATATGTAACAGCTTGGGGCAAGCATCAACCCTTACAAAACCCCCAAAAAGACGAATTTCCACACCCTCCAAAGGAAGCTTTAAAGAATAAATCTATACCCATTCAAGATAGACTCAAGAAGTCATCAGAGGCACACCGTAATATATATTTCTTTAATAATATATATAAAGAGTATATAGGAGTAGACTATCTTATTAACTATGGTAGAGACATAAAGCTTATGAAGGACATACTCAAGGCTAATGGTGAAGAGATTACACAAGCCTTAATCAAGGAGTTCTTTGAATGGGGTGAAGATCAAGCGTGCTGGTATCATGATAAGGGCAGAGGTGTTAATATGTTTAAGTCTCAAATAGATAAGCTACAAATGAGGTTAAGGAAATGATACTAAAACCTAAACGCAGAGATGAGAAGCAATCCAGCATAGACTTCTTACACCGTAAGTGGGGTTTTACTGATGTCCGGGCTAATGAGGCGGTAGAAAAGACACATCAACTTGTGCTTGAAATGGTAAAAGGTCAAGAAAATCGCATGAATGAGGCTCAAAAGAAGCATTTCGAGGCAAAGAGAAGATTCGAGGATAAGTGGCAAAATGGGGAATTTATTACTTAAAATCCTTATGTGTGAGTATGGAGTGATAGCTTTGGTCTATGGGATACAGGGGAATTGGGCGAAGATGACTTATTTTATAGGGGCGGTTATTTTATCTTTAGGCGTGTTGTGGATGAAGTGAAAAAATATCAAATTATATATGCTGATCCACCGTGGAATATACAAATAATATCTCGGCAAGTGAGACCAAAACAGTTAGATATGCCATATACTCGTATGTCTTATGAAGATATTTGTAATCTTCCTATCCAAAATATATCTGACCCTGAACATTGTCATCTATTCTTATGGGTTACTCACAAATGGCTTCCAAAAGCATTTAAGGTTATGGAATCTTGGGGCTTTTCTTATAATTGCTGTCTTACTTGGAATAAAACCTATGGCTTCACACCTTTTAGTTTTATGTGGTCTACTGAATTCTTACTTTATGGTCAATTAAAAGGAAAATGGAAACGCCCCATAGGTGTAGGTAAATTCAAAACTTGTTTTACAGAAAAACCAACCAAGCATAGTAAGAAACCAAGAATAGCACGAAGGATTATAGAAGGTTTTTGCGGTGATCTTTCACGAATAGAACTCTTTGCACGAAAAGAAAATGATTTATTTAATGAATTTGAGGGTTGGGATGTTTGGGGTAACGAAGTAGAAAGTGATATAGAGTTAAAATAATGGCAAAACGAAAATCGGTATCACAGCTAAAAAAGCTGGCAGATAAACATTTCAGCATATACATTAGGCAAAGAGATAGGGGTATTTGCTACACCTGCCATAAAAGAGATGAGTGGAAATATATGGATTGTGGGCATTATGTGCCTCGTAGTTTTAATAACACCCGGTATGACGAAGTAAATTGCCACACACAATGTAAATCCTGCAATATTTTTAAGTCCGGCAATAAAGATGTTTATGCACTCCGTTTACAGCAAGAATATGGATATGGGGTTCTTAAAGACCTTAATGACCGTAAGAATGTGCGTAAGTCCTTTAAGCGTTACGAGTTAGAAGAGATTATAGAAGAATACAAAGGAATGGAGGGTTATGAATGAATTGTATAAGACCTTTAAAAGCTATCCGTCTTAAATGCTATGACTGTAGTGGCTGGAATTTTGCTGAAGTGGCTAAATGTGCCATGAGGACTGTATTCTGTGGGCACTTCGCTTTGGCAAGAAACCCAAGGGAGTTATATATAAAAAGCTATCACCCGATGCATATGCCAAAATCATTGAGGAGCGTTGAAATGTCAAACTGTGGTAGGGGGCGGAGAGAAATAAAGGGCACTGTAGTTCAGTTCTGTTGGTGTGGCAGACCTTTGGTGAAATATGAGTGTCCACGCTATAAACAGGAAACTCTAAAAGAGAAAAGAGAGAGGATCGGCAAGTGGTCTGGACCTTCAAAACGATACAGGGGGGCTTATGAACGCTTTTAAATGGATCTTCTTCTTCTTTGTAATCCTTTTAATGGGCAACATTATTTGTCTTGGGTATGGAAAGCAGAGGGATAAGAAGAAATGATTGATTGGATATTACTCTGGGGTGCTTTAATAACTCTTGGTATTGGTATCTACTGGCTTGGGAAGTGGGTTTTAATGATTATTGTAATGTTACTGTGGATATTTAGTAAGTAACCCCCACACCATTAACACTTAAGGAGGACTAAATGCCAAAAGGCGGGAAGAAGAAATGATAACAAAGATTATTATTATTATTCAACTCGGTATTATAATTGGTCTTTTGCAGCGAATACTTTTAGAATTAACACCAATATTTGGAAAGTAAGGCGTATTTAAGGTGCTGATTGGGGGGAGTGTTGCTTGCAGAAAGGGACGCCTAATATGCAGTTAAACAAGGGGCAACTTAAAGAAGTTATACGGTATCCAATCCGGCTTATTTCGCTCCCCCGCCTATAAGGAGATTATATGAAGAAGAAAACGTTTGTGTATGATGTTAATATAAGATGTCCCCTTTGTAAACTACTATCATTCTATTCAGTAATAGACCCTTTAAAAGCCTTTAAAGGTGCTTCTTGTTGGAAGTGTAAGCATAAATTTAAACTCCCCCAACGGAAAGGTAGGAAGAAGTGAAACTTGAGATAAAACTTAAAGACTCGAAGTATTGCGATGGGTGTCCATACCATGCATATTCTTTAGTAGAAAAATTTGTTTGTGAATATTTTAGCATTGCATTGGAACGATATGCAAAGCAAGAAACGCCCGGACGATCAACGATACATACTATTCGTCCCAAGAAATGTATTAAGGAGAACGGAAAATGACCAAAGCTGAACTGATTAAGATGTTGCCAAAGAAGAAGCAAGGTATAAAATGGCATACTAAAAGAAATCCACCCGTGAGCCGAGCCGATCTTTACACAACGCAAATATCCTTTTACGCTTTGCTAGCCTACAACCAAGCTATTGACGCTTGCATAGAAGCCCTTGAAGGGAAGGTAATGCTTAAAGAGAGGTTATACTGGTGTTCTTGTTGTGGTGGAGCAAAGCCTGCCGAAGCCATAGTAAAAGAACAGAATAAGAAGATAAGGAGTTGATGATGAAAGACATAATCTACAAAGGCATGGGTAAATGCAACCCGATCTCTTAAAACTTAAACCGCTTAAAAATCTTCAGCAAGTATGGAAGGAGTATCTTACCTTCTTTAATCAGTATGATGAGTGGAAAGAGTATCCCTGTCCTATTTGCAAAGCCTTTGAAAGCACAAAAGAGCTGTTTACCATTGATAGGTTTTCATACAGAGAATGCTTTAATTGTGGCACAATTTACAATTCTCCTCAGTTTGACATACCTTTGGACTATTCTATATACCGAGATAAATTGGTAAAACCGGCAAGAAGAATGAGACAAAAACTTGTCGAAGTAAAATATAGTCAGATAACCCATTATAGCAAGAACAAAGGCACTCTGTTAGATGTGGGTTGTGGGTTAGGTATATTAGTAGAGGTATTTATTAAGCATGGCTGGTCTACAGTAGGAATAGACCCTTGCTTAAATACCACATTTGAAGAATATAAAACAAGAAGAAAATTTGATGTTATTACCTTCTTCGGAGTGCTTGAACACGTCAATAACCCATTAGAGCTATTACTAAAGGCTAAATCCCTGCTCCGTAAAGGGGGTATTATAGTCTACGAAGCTCCTTCTGCTGACTGCTTCCTGATGGAATACCTTTTGAAATACCCCTTCTCTCCTTACCGGTTCATAGAACATGGTAGGCACTTGTCTTTCTTTTCAAGGAAAACTATACACTATCTATGCGATAAAACAAAGATGAAAATAGTGGACTTAAAGACAGTAGGATTTGACTTACAAACCATTACTCTTACCAGCGAAAAAGAAATAATACAAATGCAGGATATATTAAATAAAACTTTACAGGCAGATCACTACAGGGTGTATGTTAGATAAGACCATTCTTTTGACAGGCGGCACAGGAACTTTCGGAACAGCTTTTACTCAATCCATCTTACAATACAATCCAAAGAAATTAATAATCTTCAGCCGGGATGAATATAAGCAATCCCTAATGGTTAAAGACTTCCCTCAAGATAATATTCGCTTCTTTATCGGTGATGTAAGGGATAGGGAACGCCTTGGCAGAGCCTTTGAGGGGGTAGACTATGTAGTCCATGCTGCTGCCCTTAAACAAGTTCCTGCACTTGAATACAATCCCACAGAAGCAGTTAAGACTAATATAGACGGAGCAAATAACATAATAAGTGCTGCGATAGAAAAGGGAGTTAAGAAGGTAATAGCTCTCTCGTCGGATAAAGCAGTTAATCCTATAAACTTATATGGGGCTACGAAATTAGTGGCGGAGAAGCTTTTCCTTGCAGCTAATGCTTATGGAGGTAGGAAAGTAGAGTTCTCTGTTATCAGATACGGAAATGTAATAGGTTCAAGAGGCAGTGTGGTATCTTACTTTTTAGACTTGGCAAGAAAGCAAATAAAGGAATTCCCCATTACTCACCCTGACACTACACGCTTCTGGCTATCCAAATGGCAAGCTGTGTATTTAGTGATAGAGATGCTGAGTATGTCTTGTAAGGGGGAGATATGGATACCGGAGATACCTTCCATGAAAATCATAGATGTAGCTAAAGCAATAGACCCTGACTGTGAGTTTAAGATAATAGGCTTGAGGAAAGGGGAGAAACTGCACGAAACTCTTATCTCCAAAGCAGAGGGAGATGAATTTACATCCAATAAAAATAAATGGTGGCTGACTAAAAAAGAATTCTGGAGGCTAACAAATGAAAACTGTTGCAATAATTCAAGCTCGCTTAACGTCTACACGATTTCCTCGTAAGATATTGGCAAAGATAGGGGATAAGACAATGCTACAGTGTGTGATAGATGCAGCAAGAATGGTATCTGACATTGATAAAGTTGTTGTTGCTATCCCTGCAGGACAGAAAATACCATTTAAAGGAGCAGAAAAATTTGAAGGGTCTGAATTAAATGTTTTATGTAGATATTATTATTGTGCTGAAAAATATGCTGCAAATAGAATTATAAGAATTACTGCTGATTGTCCAGCTTTAAAACCCATCACAATAATAACAGCAATAGGTTTATATGAAGCATATAATTTTCCCTATTTAATTTATTCGCCTTTAAATGGATTAGATGTAGAAGTTTTTAGCTTTGAAATGCTGAGAGAAGCATGGAAAAATTCCTTTGATTTATATGATTTAGAACACGTTACACCATATATGAAAAGAAAAACTAAACTTTCAGTGGACACAAAAGAAGATTTGGAGGTGGTGAAAGCATGGATAGCTGGAAAAGGACTTGTGAGATAATCCCTTCCGGAGTGCAGACTATGTCAAAAAGACCCTCTCAGTATGCCGAGAACTGCCCGAAGAAGATAGAATATGCAAGTGGCTGTCGTGTCTATAGTGGAAAAGATAAGGAATACATAGACTATACCTGTGCTTTAGGGGCGATAAGTTTGGGCTATGGGTTTCCTCCTGTTGATTACGCAGTAAGTAGCCAGATACAGAAAGGTATACTCTATGGACTATCCTCCCCGAAAGAAGCTGTATTGGCTCAAAAGCTCATTGATTTAATCCCCTGTGCTGAAATGGTGAGGTTTCTTAAAACAGGCAGCGAGGCTTGCTCAGCAGCAGTTAAAATAGCTAAGTCATATACTGGAAGAAACGGTATAGCCTCATATGGCTATCATGGCTGGCACGAGTGGGAAAACAGGCACGAATTTGAATATAATGACCTAAATCTGCTTACGGAGATACTTAAATATAAAAAGGTGGCAGCAGTTATTATAGAACCTTATGTCTACGATCCACCAGCAAATGGTTACCTGATGGATGTTATAAACTTAGCCCACAAATATGGTGCGTTGGTAATATTTGATGAGATAGTAACCGGTTTTAGGACTCTTGGATGGTCAGCTCAGAAATTCTTTAAAGTAATCCCTGACTTAACTACTCTTGGGAAGGGCATGGGTAATGGCTACCCTATCTCAGCAGTAGTGGGTAAGAAGAAGTATATGAAGGAATTAGAGAAGAAATGTTTTGTATCCTCTACATTTGGCGGAGATTTAATAGGTATTAGTGCCGCTATAGCCACTATTGACTATATGAAGAAGCACGACGTAATAAACCATATATGGGCTATGGGAACAGATATTAGAGAGTGGTTTAATATAACTACAAGAGAATTCATGTTGCCAGTGTGCTGTAAAGGCTATGCTTGCCGGACTACCTTTGAGTTTCCCCTTGAGGAAGCAAAGCAACTATTTTGGAGAGAGTGCTTAAAAAGAAGGGTGTTATTTGGTAAAGCCCAGTTTATTTCCTATTCCCATAAAGTAGAGGAAATTGATACCACAATTAAAGTAATACAGGAAGCCTTAATGAAAGTAAAGGAGGTTTATGGTCACTGCGATAGTCCCGGTAAAAACAAAGTCAGAAAGACTGCCAGAAAAAAATCTTAGATACTTTATAGACTGCCCTCTCTATGAGCATAAGTTACGCCAGATACAAAAAGCTCCATTTGACCAGATCGTAGTATCCTCCGAAAGCAAGGAAGTGCTGAAAGTTGCCGAGAAATATAATTGTATCCCCCACCTTAGAGACCCTAAATACTCCACCCCGGATATACCTATGAGTGAGGTATATAAGTATCTGGCTTCAGTAGTAGGAACAGGAGATATAGCTTGGGTAAATGTCAATAATCCTTTAGTAGAGGAAGCAGAATATAAACAAGCTATTGCAGCATGGAAATTTATTAAGAATGATAATGATTGCCTTCTATCGGTAGATAGCCTGCAAAGATATATCTACTGGCAGGGTAAGCCCTTAAACTGGATACCGGAAGCACACCCTAAGAGCCAAGATTTGGGAGGGTTGTGGGCTTTGAACTTTGCAATAAATATCCGCCCAAAAGAAGATGTTGTTAAAACAGGGTGTTTCGTAGGGGCAAATCCACATTTCCTTGAAATAGATAAGTATAAAGCTACTAAAGTAGACTATGCAGAAGATTTAGAAATTTGCAGATTGTTATGGAAAAGAAATTAGTAAGCGAAGTAAGAAAAGGAGGAAGATTTATGAGAAAGGTATTAGTAGTAGTCATTATGGCTACAATGCTATTTACCGTTCCTGCGTTTGCTTTGTTTGATGATAATTCGACAAATCAACAGCAACAGCAAGGAATAGCAGATAGTGGTAATTCAAACAACTCGAATAGTAATTTAGCAACAGGTGGTGCTGGTGGCAATGCCTGTCAAGGGCAAGGACAACAGCAAGGACAGCAACAAGGACAAGGGCATTTTCGAAGAAAGTTACCAGTCATACAATCAAAGCAGGAAAAATGAAAAGCTATGAGTAAGCTGCCTATAATGGTTAAATTATTGTTATGGCTCACAAGAAAGCATAAATGGCATAAAGATTGGTTTGGTTGTTGGATATGTGAAATAAGATTAAAAAATAACCCAGATAAACCGAGGATTAATTATGAACAAAATGAGGGAAGTAGTAATCAAAATATCTAACATAGCTGATTTATATGCACCTCAACGCTATCATACAGTAGACCAAGCCCTCCACGCCCTATGGCGAGCGGTGGAGGAAAGTTTGCCTGAGGAAAAGAAAAGATACTTCGTTGTTGAAGCACAAGATGGTGGACATTGGGTAGAATTAAACACCATAGAATATGGTCATAATGAAGCTCTCAAAGATGTCCGAGAGAGGCCGAAGAGGCTGTTTGTGGGGGAGAAATGAGGATACCTTGTAGATGGCGATTACATAGACCAAAAGAGATGGTTAGGTATCTTCTTAATGCTTTTGGGTTGTTAGCCAACGACGGATGTAAAGAGTTCAACACGGATAATTGGTTTGGATTAAAGAAATAAAGTTACTTTGCTTCGCTTACTAATTTAATTATGAATATACTCGTAACCGGTGGTTCAGGCTTTTTAGGTAGTCATATAGTAGAGGCATTGTGTAAGTGTGGACAAAAGTTGGTTTTGTTCGACAAAAATCCCTCCGCCGTCGGAGAGGGGTTTTACGAAATGGTGGTTGGAGATATTTTAGACCGAAAAAAGCTTTTCAGAGCCTTGAGGGGAATTGATGTTGTTTTCCACCTTGCAGCCCTTGCTGACATAAATAAAACATGGGACAACCCAAGAGAAACTATGAAGGTCAATGTGTTAGGCACTACCAATGTTTTAGAGGCAGCAAGATTAAATGGTGTGAAGAGATTTATATTTGCCTCAACTTTATATTGTGATAGCAGGTCAGGTTCTTTGTATCGTGTCAGCAAGCAAGCCGGGGAGTTGTTAGTCAAAGCCTACCATGAACGCTGTGGTATGGAGTATATTATTTTAAGGTTTGGAACTCTCTACGGCACACGAGCTGGAGAAAATAATAGCATCAGAAATTTGCTTAAACAGGCTTTGTCAGGTAAAATAGAGTATTATGGAACAGGTAATGAAGTTAGAGAATATATACACGCCAAAGATGCTGCCCAAATCTGCACTACATTACTCGGAGATAAATATGTCGGAGAAACCCTTGTCCTAACGGGGTATCATAGGTTCAAGCTGACAGAAATGTTGGATATGATAAATGAAATCCTCGGCAACAAAGTAAAGATAGAATACCACCCCAAAGATAATCGTGCCCACTACGAGCAAGTCCCTTATTCTTATACACCACACAATTTAAAACGAGTAGTCCCCGAAACCTATCAGGATATGGGGGGAAGTTTAGTAGAAATAATGGAGGAGATAAATGAAAAAAGTATATTTTAGTAATTTTAGTAAAAAAGAAATATTTGAAGATAATAAACCTATAAAATTAAGGAAAGACGAGGTGTTTGTAACATTCATGAAATTCAAAAGACGGTTATTTGTTATGACAACTCAACGGATATATGAAATAGTAGAAAACAAGGAGAAAAAGTATGGCTTACGGAAATAGAATTTTAGTTACGGGTGGTCAAGGTATGCTCGGCTCTGCAATAGAAGAAGTATTTGCTAAAGACTTTACTTGTATCTTTACCGACATCAATGAATTTGATGTAAGAAAGTATCGTAAATTTATTAAGGATATACCAAGTCCTAACTACATACTGCATTTAGCAGCAGAAACTAACCTTGAGTTCTGTGAAAGCTATCCAATGTATGCTTACCATACAAATACAATAGGCACTTTTAATATGGTAGAGATAGCTAAACAATTAGATATTCCTATCATCTATATGTCTACAGCAGGGGTATTTGGTAATACTAAAGCTGAATATTTTGATGAGAATTCTACTCCTGACCCCATAAATACTTATGGAAGAAGCAAATACTACGGAGAGATAGCTGTCCAAGCCTACCCTAAGCACTGGATATTCCGTATCTCTTGGGCGTTTGGTGGCGGTGCAAGAGATAGGAAGTTTGTAATGAAAATCTGTAAGCAGTTAAGTGCAGGCAAACAATTCATTGAAGCCATAGATAGTAAATCTGGTAGCCCTTCCTATACCAGAGACGTTGCAGGAATTATCTATGGCTTCATTAAAGAAGAAAAGCCCTATGGGCTGTATCATATACCAACAGGTAGCGGAACAAGATATGAGGTTGCTTGTGAGATAGTAAAATTATTGAATTCTATTACGCCAATATATAAAGCAAAAGAAGAACAGTTTCTTGAATATATAGCCACAAGACCTAAGTGTGAGGTGCTTAAAAGTGTTAAAGGTGTGGAAACGAGGGACTGGAAAGAGGCACTAAAAGAATATATAGATGAACTTGTTGCTAATAAATCTATCTCTTAGACCTGAGAGCTTCAAAGCTATCTTTCCTATTGGTTTGGGATACATAGCCACAGCTATCAAGCAAGCAGGGTTTAAGTTTGACCTGTTGGATATGAATGTCCATAAGTTTAAAGCCCAAAATAAATTAAGGGAAACGCTGAAGAAGAAATATGATGTGATTGCCTTTGGTTGTATTGTTACCGGCTACAAGATGGTCAAAGAAATCAGTAAGATTATCAGAGAGGAAAATAAAGATGCCATTATTATCTGCGGTAACTCTGTGGCTTCTTCTATCCCAAGGATACTCTTAGAGAAAACAGAGGTGGACATAGCTGTAGTAGGTGAGGGAGATGTAGTCATAGTAGACATACTTAGAAACAAACTCTTCGCAAGAAAATATTCCTACGCAATAAAAGAACCTATTAAAAACCTTGATGACTTACCCATGCTGGACTGGGATTTGTTTGATATGAGACAGTATATAGACAGCAACAAGACCTCAATACCCGAACCCCACCCGGTAGGGTATGCTGCCATGAATGCCATGCCTATCAACAGTGCCAGAGGGTGTCTATTTAAATGCACCTTCTGCTATCAAGTGTTCTGTAATAACGTCTATAGATACAGGTCTACTAAGTCAATAGGCAAGGAAGTAGACCACCTAAAGAAGAAGTATGGTATTAATTATGTAACCTTTTATGACGACCTGACTTTATTCTCTCGTCGTCGTGCTAATGACTTCGCTGATATGATGACAGGAAAAGATGTCTACTGGACAGCTTGTTGCAGGGCTGATCTGTTTACAGAAGAGGACAAGAGATTACTCAAGCGATTAAAGAAAGCTAACTGCATCTCTTTAGGCTACTCATTAGAGAGTGCCAACGCTGACATACTTAAATCCATGCGGAAGAAGATTTCTCTGGAAGGATTTAGCAGGCAGAAAAGGTTGTTAGATGAGGCAGGCATAGCTACACTGACCTCTCTCGTCATAGGTTACCCCCAAGAAACGGAGGAGACTTTAAATGAAACATTTAATTTCCTGTATGATAATAACATTTATCCTTCTGCTGGGTATCTGCTACCTCAGCCTGCTACACCTATGTATGATTACGCAAAGCAAAATGGCTACATACCCGATGAGGAGAAATATCTCTTGGCTATGGGAGACAGGCAAGACCTCCGATTAAATATGACCTCAATGAGTGATGAAAAGATGGAAGGTATAGTCCATAAACACCTGAGGCGTATAAGAGATAAGTTAAAATTAGATTTAGACGATGAACATTTGTTGAAAACTAAAGTAGTTCGTGGGAGGTAGTATGATACTTGTAAGTGCGGGCGATAGTGTCGGTGCTCGTTTAGTAAAGGAGGCAGGTTTCGATGGGATATGGGTTAGTGGTTTTGAAGCTTCTGCTCGGCTTGGGTTGCCTGATAATGGGAGCATTACTCTTTTACAAATGTTGTCTATCACAGCACCGATTGTTGGTGCTACAGACCTTCCTGTCTACGTGGATGTTGATGTTGGGTATAGGGATTTTGCTACTACTGTTAGAAAGTTTGAAGAAATAGGTGCAGCAGGTGTGTGTATAGAAGATGTAGAACCTGCCTATAAACAGAATTCTTTATGGGGTGATAAAGTTCCGTTGATGGATATGAAAAAGTTTGCTGCCCAGCTAATGGTAAATAGAAAGATAAAAATAATAGCAAGAACAGAAGCATTAGTAAGAGGATACGGAGAGGAAGAAACCAGAAAAAGACTTGGCTGTTACCACAAGGCAGGTGCTGATATATTATTTCCTCACTCAAGAACAGTTCCTCTGTGGATGAAAGATGATAGATATTATGCCATAGCCCCTACCAAATTCCCTTACTATACCAATACCAGATTAGAATATTTGGGATATGAAATGGTTATCTGGGCAAACCAGACGGAGAGAACAAAGATAAAAGCAGTAAGAGAAATGCTTGCTTCTCTTAAAAAACATGACCGTATGTTAGAAGCAGAGAAAGACCTTTGTGTTACTTTAGATGATATGAAAGGACTGACAGAGTGAAAGTCGGTATCCCCTACACTGGCTGTAAACACCAGAGTGAAGTTCCAGTAACAAGGGAAGATGAGGCTATTGCCTTTGCTGTGGGAGTGGCACTCGGTGGCGGTGAGTGCCAAGTTTATATGGACAACAGTGGGTTAGGGCAGTGCGTAAACATAATATCCACCCTACTACGCCCCTACCAGATCACAATACCTTTGGAGGTGTCTGTAAGGCATGAACCTGAACACCATAAATACATGGGGAAGATTACAAAACCTTTAATGGAGTTATTAGGATATGCAGAAAGCAATCCAAGAAATAATGTCAAAAGTAAATAACGAGTGTGTAATCACTTCCTGTGGTTACATCTCAAGGGAGGTATATAATATTAAAGATAGGGATAGGAATTTTTATAATCTTGGTGCTATGGGTAGCTCTCTTGCTATTGGGCTGGGATTAGCCTACCAAAGACCCGACCTTAAAATAATAATTATTCAAGGAGATGGGGCTACATTAATGAGTTTAGGCACAATGGTATTACAACATCATTTAGAGTTACCTAATATAAGACTTTATATTTTAAATAATCATTCCCATGCCTCAACTGGTGGACAACCTACTTGCTTCCAAGCCTTAGGAGATTTTGAGCCAATGAAAAATCTTGAAATAATTAACTGTGGAAAAGAATCCAATGCTCCACGCATACCATTAACCTGTAAACAGATAAAGGAACGCTTTATTGAAAGTATTCGCCTCAAAAAGAAGTAAGAAAATAGCAGACAAACTGGTCATAGCAGTGGGGGGTGGTTCTACATTAGACTTGGCGAAGATATATGCCAAGAGGCATGATAAAGTATGTCTCGCCATCCCCACTACCGGCTCTGGTGCTTCTGAAACCTCCCACGCTGTGGTGTGGGGGAAGAAGAAGATTAACATAAAGACAAAGAAACCTATCAGTATCTCTCCTCCGATAAAAATTAAGTTAGACAAGACTACCAGAAGAAATACTGTCTACGATATATTAGGACACATAGTAGACTACCTAAATGTCTGCTCTGATAATGAGCTCATTGAAGTAGGCAGATACGCAGGACAGTTAATAGAAAAACACCCAACGAACCTTACTCATCCAGCTTCTTACCCCATGACCCTAAAGGGAGTGCCACATGGTGAAGCGGTGGGTAGGGTTCTTTGTAAGTGTATTAAGGAGTTATGAGGGTATTCGTATTTGGTATAAGAGGTTTCCCTTTCATTGGCGGTGGTGCTGAAAGACACTCAGAGGAATTGTATCCTCGCTTAGTTAAGAGGGGATATGATGTTACTGTCCTTGCCAGAACAGTTCATCTTGAGGGCTGGAAAGGTATTAAATTTAAAAAGATAAGGTATCATAAAAACCCTCGCTTAGAAACTATGACCCACTCCATCCTCTGCTCTCTGTATTGCATTAAGAAGAAACCAGATGTAGTCCATATCCATAATATGGGGGCTTGTTTATTAGTCCCCCTGCTTGTATTGATGAATTTAAGAGTAGTCCTTACCTTGCATAGTTTTAATTATCTGCACAAGAAGTGGAATTTCTTTGCAAGATTTATTTTAAACACCTGTGAGAATTTAGGTATAAACTTCTCCCACCGAATAATAACAGTATCAAAAGATATGGTGGAATTCCTACGCAATAAATACCAGAGGACACTGCCCCTTAACTATATCCCTAATGCTATTGATAAAGCAGAACATATCCCGGCAGGGTTTACCCTGAAGAAGTATAAGCTGAGGGAGAAGAAGTATGCTTTAGCTGTGGGCAGATTAACACCAGAGAAAGGGTTTGATTGCTTGGTAAAAGCATATAACTTAGCTAAGCCAGATTTTAAATTAGTTATAATAGGTGATGGTGATAGTGAATATGCAAAGGAATTAAGGCGTAATAAATCTGAGGACATTATCTTCACAGGGTATTTAAATGGGAAAGATTTAGCTGAGCTCTACTCCAATGCTGGTCTAATGGTGCTGAGTTCCTTTAACGAAGGATCGCCATTAGTATTCCTTGAAGCCCTAAACTATGGCATACCAATTATAGCCAGTAATATCAGGGCATATAAATATATCCCACTCCCAAGCTACAGATATTATATTGTTGATGACATCGATGAACTGGCACTTAAAATGAAAGAGTTGTTTAATGAAGACTTCACTCCCGAAGAAAAGCATTACCATAAAAACCTCTTAGAGAACGAATATAACTGGGATAAGGTTACTAAGCAAACCCAAAATATATATGACTCAGTCTAAAGTATCTGTCATAATTCCAGCGTATAACAAAGCCGACTACACTGTAGAGGCAGTGAAGAGTGTGCTTAATCAAACCTACCCTAATATAGAGTGCATTGTAGTTGACGATGGGTCTACCGATGATACTTATGATAAACTCTTTCCGTATATAGATACCGATATAAAATATATATTCCAACCAAACAAAGGTGTTTCTGTTGCTCGCAATAAAGGAATAGTCAGATCAGAGGGTGAATATATTGCCTTCCTTGACTGTGATGATAAGTATTTAAAGCATAAAATATTAATATCCCTCAACGAAATGAAAAGACAAGAGGTAGATATGATATATAACAGTGCTGTATTAATAAACCAAGAGGGAAAACAGCAAGGCTGGTATCGCCCTAAAAGACATAGCCTACTCTTTCGTAATTCTATTATGAACTCTGTGGTAATTAAAAAAGAAGTCTTTGATAAGGTAGGGTTATTCGACGAGGAATTATTCATCTGTGCTGACTGGGATATGTGGTTAAGGATAGAGGAACACTTTAAAATAGGATACATCGATTGTCCACTTACTTATTACAGGATATGAACACAGCTAAAACTTTATACCGGGGCAAGGTTGCAAAAGAATACGACAGGAAAAGGTTTGGCACTCCTAAGGGCAAACTATATGGCTGGTGTGAGAAGAACTCTATTAAAAGGGCTATGCGGTTGTTGCCGAAAGGATCACTGGTCTTGGACATACCCTGTGGAACAGGTAGGGTAACAAAGTATTTGTATGACTTAGGATACAATATGATAGGTGCTGATATATCAGAGGATATGTTAGACATAGCAAGGCTAAAAGTAGCCACTCCCTTTGTCCGGAGAGCTATAGAGGCTACATTATACGCAGATAAATCATTTGATGCTGCGGTCTGCCTGAGGATGATGGGTTACCTGTCATTTTCAGAGAAGATAGATGTCCTGAAAGAATTAAAAAGGATAGCCAACCACTTAATAGTAACCTTTTACTTCAAGTCAAAGTTAGGGTGGTATGAGGTCAGCCCTTATATGCTTGAGAACATATTAGAATATGCCGAGTTGAAAGTTATTAGTAAACACCACATCTGCCCCGGCTGGTCAGATGGTATAACCTATTTATTACATGAGTAGATATATATACACACACCCAAAAGAAGCCTGTGCTGAGGAGATAAAAGTAATAATCAAAACCTTTGAACGCAGGAAGTTATCTTATTTCATTCTTTATCTATTAACTTTTAAAGCGGTAATAACTTATTTTTATAGGAGAATCAGATTATGGTGCTTCCCCCTGAAGTAATGCTTAAAAGGTGTAGCAAGGAGATAGCTCAAAGAGAACATGATGGCTATAAATGGTTTGGAGTAGAAACCAAGATAACCGATGAAGGTATAATGATACCTATTTTTAAAGGTAAGACCTTCCCCCAATACAATGGTATAGATGGCAACGAGGAGTGGATAAAGAAACTTGTTAAGTTCTACATAGCCAAATGGCGTAAGGATAAGTTCTGTGTGCATGGCGATCTGGCTCTATGTAATATAATATTTACAGATGTAAAGGACACCATACACATAATAGACTGGGAACACTTTCATTATAATAAAAGAGATTTCTTTGGGTTTGATATAGTTAATATGCTATTTATCCACCTGCAGTATCAATATCGCTGGTGGTCTTACTGGGGCTGGAACTGGGTTGCTTTTGTAAAACCAAGACATAAGGATTTTATAGCAGAGTGCATAGCTATGTTAGGCAACGAACCCCTTTTAAAAACACCCTTTACCAATGCTGCTGTATATATAAAGAAGTTTATGGATAAAGATAAATTTATACTTGGCAAACAATCACCTGAAAGATTAGAGAGCTTGGATTGTCTATCATATTTAAACAATTAAGGATAGGGTATCAAGACAAGGTATTCTACATTTACAAGATTAAGACTATGAATGAAAAAGAAGAAGTCTCTAAAGTAGGTAAGTTCCTCAGGCAGACAGGGCTTGATGAGCTTCCACAGCTATGGAATATCTTAAAAGGGGATTTGGTGTTGGTTGGTCCACGCCCTCTTACCCCACACGATCACTACAAATACAGAAGGTTCTCATTACCTATCAAGCCCGGCATAACAGGCTGGTGGCAGATACATGGAAGAAGCCAAAAGAGAATATGGTATTATGACTTGGATTATATAAACAAGAAAGCATGGTGGCTTGACCTTTATATTATCTGGAAAACAATACCTTTAGTTCTTCTTAAAAAACATGGATAAAATACTATACTGTGCAGGAAGCTTCTCAACTTACAACGCAAGGTTTCTCTATACCCAAGAGACTGATGAAGTTATGATGCAGAAAAACAAAGATATTATAGAGCTCTCTGCACAGTATGGTATTCCTCTACACATTAAAGTCCACCCCTCAGGGGAGAAGGATAACATAGCTCACTTTGAATACCTTGCAAGGAACTACCCCAATGTAAAAGTAATAGGAGGATATTGGAAGTGGTTTTTATCGGCTGAGAGATTGATACCTAAATACCAGTTAATCATAATAGACATAATCAGAACAGCCATATTACCTGTAATGGCAAGGAGTGAAATACCATGCATACTTTACACAAAAAGAAAAGACTTGATAAAAAAATGGGGTTTAGAAGATTTAAAAAACATAATTCATATTTGCTCAACTCGCAGTCAGCTCAACAACCTATTGCAGATGTTTTCATTCGGAGAATTGCATCCCCCTCGCAGGCAAACACTTTTAAACCAGTGGTTCAAGAAAAGAGAGACAATACAAAGGTGGTATAAGGTAGGGCTTGCAAACATTATACTCCGCAGAAGATTTAGGCAGGAGTGGAAGAACGACGGAAGTTCTTATGTTACAGCAGAAAAACTACTAAAAAGAATAAGGAGGACAGTTGAACCCCCTCATCATAATCCTAATTAATCTCATATTCTACGCAAGGACTCTACGATACGATATGGTAATAGATGACTCTTGTCGTAAGTTCCACGTAAAAGACTTGTCTAAAAACTGGTGGGTAATGCTATACCGCAACACCAAATACTCAGGATACGGAGGACTGCCACTATGGTTTGACCATCTGTTTAATATCATCTTACACACCTCTGTGTGCTTGGCTATCTATTACTGCTTAGGGAAGAGCAATATATCTTTTATGGCTGCACTATTATTCAGTATCCACCCTGCCACCAATCAAGTAAGTGTATGGTTGAATGGTAAGAGGTTTGCCGTAACCACCCTTTTGATCCTTTTGATGTGGGGATTAAAACCTTATGGACTTATATTCTACATTATAAGCCCTATATGGCACGCTTCAGGGCTACCTGCTATGTTCTTATACCACGAATATAGCTGGATATGGCTTCTATTCCTTATCCCTATTATCTTCCACAGGAAGATAATAAATAAGATAGGCTCACGCTGGGAGAGGATACCTAAAGGTGAGATTAAAAGAATAAGACCGAGGAAGTTAGTCCTACTTGTAAAAATGATAGGCTATCACTTCCTGCACTGCCTCTTGCCAAGACGTATGAGCTTCTACCATATGTTTATGGAACGCTTTGGGTTTAGTGACGAGGATAACAAATACTGGTATTCATTCAATAAAGACTTCTGGATAGGTTTACCTGTGTTAACTTGCATAATTTGGTTAACAGTAGTTAACTGGGGTAACCCCATAGGCTTTGGGTTATTCTGGTGGTTAATCTTCATTTCTATGTGGTGTCAGTTCCCGGTAGGGTTTACGCAGGCTATAGCAGGGAGAAATTACTACTTACCCCTTGTAGGGATTGTATATGCCCTTAGTTACACAATACATATCCTCCCATACCACGATTTATATTGGGGAGCTTTTATAGCTTTATTCACCTATTACGCCACAAAAATGTGGAACTATATGCCAGCTTACAGGAATTTAGAGGAATTCTACCGATATGCACTGTTTGAGTTCCCCGACCAATTCAGAGCAAGGTCTCATGTAATCCAAAAAGAGATTCAGGAGCGTAAAATGTTCTGGGCATTAAGAAATGCTGGGGTAGGTCTCAAGCACAACCCCAAAGACTGCACACTTAATATTTTAATGGCTCAGTCCTTAATGTCAATAGGTGCTTGGGCAAAGGCTAAGGAATATCTGGGAAAGGCTCATAAAAATATGATACCCGGACAGGAGAGGTATTTTCTCAAACTAATAGACCAGTTCAATGGGATAATAGATGACCAGATAAAAAATCCCAGACCTATTAAACAGATTAAACCCGATGAAGTTGTGGAAATTAAAGCAAGTCAAATAGCAGGAGTGAATTAACGCTTTTGAAGGAGGCGATTTAGTAATGAAGATGTTACTTTCGGTATTATTGGTTGTGCTCTTTGTGCTCCCTTTTGTAGTAACGATTGCAGTAGGCGTGCCGTTGCTTGTCTACGGAGTATCGCTTTCCCTGCTAATCTGGGCGTGCTTAAAATAATACCTGCCCCTACCGCAGGTAATACACCACCAAAGCCACCTGCTGCACCAAAGCCCAACGAGCCTAATAAGCCACTAAATATACCTGTTCTTATACCAGAAAAGGTTGTCTTTGCAAAGCTTCTTGCAGCAAGAACATCACGCAATTTTGGCATAAAGGTATCTTCTATGCTAACTACTCTATTTAAACGCTTTAACCCTTCTTCAAATATATGCTGTCCCGAGAAGGTAGATTTTAAGAAATTCTCTACAGTTTTATCATCCAATTTACCTTTAAGCAAATCTGCTATTTGTCCAAAAGCATCAAAATCGGAATTAGCTCTTGCAAAATCATCAGATATACCAATTAATTTTTGTTTTAATTGTTCTCTTAGACTTTTAGCTATAAAATCTTCCCCACCAGTTAAAGTTATTTTACCAGCATCATTAAATTTTATTAATCTATCTAATTGCTCTCTCCAACCTAATGCTCTTGCTGGGGAAATTTTATTTTTGCTTCTTAATAATTCAAAAATCCCAACAAGTTGACTTTGTCCTTTATCTAAACGCCCTATTTCTGGAGCTATGGCTCTAAAATTTCTATCCAATAAACCTACTTCTTGTAATTTTCTACCAAAATCATCAGCGAGATCAGTAATGTCAATAGATTTATCATGTATATTTTTAACAACACCCTTACCAGTCCTAAC